GTTTGAAATTTAACACCAAGATACATCAAATGATTGGTGTATGGCGTGGTAGACAATTAGAAGAATCTACCGCAGATACATATAACTCTGCTTTAGTTAAAAATCTTTATGATAGATATAATGAAGATAAATTAACTGGCAAATTAGATGGTTATATTGATATTTTTAATACCACTGACCCAATAATTGCTGATGCTGTAAAACTTTTAAGTAAAAAAGTTAAAGATGAAATGATTGACTTAAGTGGATCAAAATCATTTTTTATACGCAGAACAATGATTAATGATGCATTGGGTTATCGTGATGCTTCTATTAGTGATATGTGGACTGGTAATACTCGTTTCAGTCCAGAAACACAACGAATGGTAAGGGGTTTAGCTACTTTAGCTATGGGTAATAAAGCCTATGCTAAGTTAGTAAATGGTGAAAGATTTGTTAGTAATGCTATAACAAGTGCAAAACAAACTATTGTTATTAAATCTGTAATTGTTCCAGCTTCAAATATTGTATCAAATTTCTACCAATTACTTTCTCGTGGAGTTAATCCATTCTTCATGAAAAAGACGTTTCCTAAAAAATTACAAGAAACAGAGTTCTATGTAAAAAGTAGTATTCGTTTGGTAGCTGCACAAGCTGAATTGTTAGCTTATGCTAATGATCCAATCAAGTCAGCTAAATTGGAAGCAGAAATTAAATCTATCAATGATAGTCATGAACGCTTAAGTATCTGGCCTTTGATTCAAGCTGGTGAATTCTCATCAATTTCTGATGTGGGTGTTAATCATGAAGACTTGAACATTGCTCAGGGTAAGTGGCTAGATCAAATTGATATTTGGGTGGATAAGCTTCCTGCAAATGTACGTAATGCAGGTAGATATGCTTGGATTACACAAGATACTGCTTTGTTTCAAGGTTTGCAAAAGGCAGTTCAATATGGTGATTTTCTGGCTAAAGCAATTTTGTATGATGATCTTACTAAAAACAAGGGTATAAGTCAGAAAGATGCATTGATCCGTATTACAGAAGAATTTGTAAACTATGATCGTCTACCAGGGAGGTTTAGAGGTTATATGGAACAGGTTGGATTACTCTGGTTCTATAACTTCAAAATTCGTTCTGTAAAAGTAGCTTTGTCAATCATACGTAATAACCCATTACATGCTCTATTTGTAAATGTGTTACCTATGCCAGAATTCTTTACTGGGCCTATTGGTTCAGTAATTGATGACAATTTAGTCACTAAAGGTCTAAGTGGTGAATTAGGTAATTCAATAGGATTAGGACAAGGATTTGACGCTATATCCCTTAATCCTTGGGTCAATATAGTAGATTAAATAAAAGCCCCCTTAATAGGGGGCTTTTTTATTCAATATCTTTCTCACTAATTATTGCACCTACTATTAAAATACATACAATAACAGTTATTGCAATATATGGTGCTATTGCAATGATCGCTGCTGTAAGTGCAAAGAAAGCAGCAACTATGAGGATCACCATTAAAGCGATCCTCATAAATCACTCCTGAGTAGTAGTTACTGATTCATTAACTACTTTTTTAAGCCCTCCAAATAGCGTCTTCCTAGACTCATTGACTTGATCAGGAGTACTTTCTTCTTTGGTGTCCATAGCTGCTGTTGCAGCGGTGCTTTTGGTAGGCTCAGTTTCACTCAAAACGGGTTTAGAGACGTTTTTAGCTGTTCCCGCTGTATGGATATCAATATTTGCTGTAAAGCCTTCTGAGCCTCTTGTAGAGCGTAGATCAATATCGAGAGTCATACCCTCTTTGATGTTGATTTGCTGGTTCATGTAGTTACGAATGGCTTGTTCGATTTCTGATTGAATAAGTAGGATTTGCATAAGATTTTCCTAAATTGGATTAATGGTTACTTCAACACGCGGATTTGCAACATCCACTGAACCAAATAAATACTGAACACCTAGTACGTGTTCGTAATTGTCATCAGGGATATATTCTAGATTTACTAGAGTATCGCTAAAGAATTTATCAACGATACTGCAAATATTGGCTACATCACACAGTCTTTTTGATGGTGAATATAGCTCATATGATAGAGATATCTGGTTTAACTTTGGTAATTGAACCAGAAGAGGAGCTACTTGGTTTTGGAAAGTAACTTTCACCTTATTCAATGTTTGGTAATGTGTATTACGATAAACATTGAGGTTAAGGTGAAAGTTTTTAGTTTTACTCTGCCTCACTGATAGAGGCAGAGGGATTACCCACATTTAAGCTTTCTTACTAAAGAGTGACTTCTTAGGAGCTGTGGGTGTTGCACTAGGCTTAGGTGGAGCACCAGTACGTCCAGATGGTGCAGATTGACCGTCTTTGATTTCACGCTTATCACGGGTCACACCATTATTCTTTTCAGCCCACTTATCCCAGAATTCACCTTCTTCAAGGCCATGTTCAGCCTCAAGTACGGTCAATTTGGTTTCAGTATGAAAAGCACGATCAATGACATTCTGATCACGTTCTTCTGCTGTTGGTTCATACTCACCAGTCTGATCATTCTTTACGTTCTTGTTTACACGTTCCTTAATGATCGCCAATGAGATTGCTTTATCAAGCAGATCAATTAATACGGGAACAGAAGTAGGAACTTCTTTCTTTTGATCAAAATCATAAAGCTTTACAACTTTGTCTTCAACATCTTGTTCAGACAAAGGTTTCTCAGTTGTCAACATACAAATATTGTCAATGAGAGTAAAGCCTGGCAATGGAACTTTCTTTGTGTTATCTTGTTTGTTCAGGAAGTAATTTTCACCTTTACGGTTAGTGACATAAACAGTTTCACGATATTCACGTCCTGCAAAATCAAGAACTAGGGTAACATTTTGGGCACCTGCTTTGGATTTACCTGCATAGGCTACTTTAATTTTGCCTGAGTAAACTCCAGTTTCAAGTGCTCCACCACTACCTAGACGTTCTTCTTGTTTTTCAAGGGCATCAGTTGTCAAATTTTTAAACATGCTCATAAGGTTCTTTCTTTGGTTCAAAGGGTTTTGTTCTACGAGTAGAACTTGTTTAAATGCTCCAAAAGGATTTGGGCATTATTATCCATAAAGGTCTGCTCACGAGTAAACAGCCCCATAGGACTCCGTATACGCTCACCAATGGTTGCTTTGGTAGGGCGTGTTTGGAATACATGTTTGTATCCCAAAATTTCGTCTTCTTCTGTAATATTTAGAAGTTCTGATTTATAGTCTTTTAGGTCTTTTAGTGCCATTCGCTTTGCATAAACAACGGTACTAAAATAAGCTTCAACTCCATTTCCTTTAAGTGATCCTTTGATTGGTACGGAAGTTTTAATTTCCATATTCTTTTCATCTAGATCGTCTTTAACGTGGGCAGTAATAATAACGGGTTTACTAAATGTGGTGATTTTTTCTTGCATCATTCGTTTATAGAATTGAGCAAATTCACCCCATGCTTTCATAGTATTAGCAGAAGTCAGCACATATTGACTTTCATACATGTCCATTAAGAATGTAAGACTGTCGATAATAATGCCTTTAATTTCCTGATCTTCATTAATTGCATAATCAAATGCTTCATGCACCTGATATGGATCAGTAATACGCATATCCCTAAATTTACTTTTAAAGGGTAATCGCTTACCTGCTTCTGTATTTAAATATAACCAGTTTTCTTGATCTTTAATGCCTTTAAGACTGGCTGATTTACCTGTTGATGAGTAACCACATATGAGTACAAGTTGATCATTAGGTTTATCTACATTAGTTTCTTCCATTTATTTTCCTTAATTTGCTTGTTTAGTTGATAGTTTCTTGGCTACCGTAACCAAGATGGTGTTATCAATTTCATCTTCATTAAGTGGGTTAGATAACTTCTTATTGAATGCATGTACTTGTTTACCAATTGTGTAAGCATCCATACCAGAATCAATTAATGCAAGTGCATACTTAATCATTTGATTGTTTCTATTACCTGTTGCAATACGTTGAGCAAACCACCTTTCTAGGTTATCAAGATTCTCAACCTGCTGGAATGTTTGCTTGTATTCAGCATTCTTTGAAGTCTTGGGAATGAACTTCAATGCATCAAACAACTCGCCATTCAAGTTATAAAAGTAAGAACCAGTAGAATAAGACGCCCATTTACGAGAACGTTGATTGGCATCTTCGTCAATTTGGAATGGCAGCCAAGAGGCAATAGAAGCCATGAACTCTTTGTAATCATCAGCATCAAGTGTAAGATGATAGTTCATTGGTAAGATCAATCTAAATCGGTTGTTCTCTTCTGTATGTCTTTTAGTTGTATAGGTCATGAATTTAATTTCTTTAAGCAGTTCATGAACCAAGGAAAGAGATACACCTCCATCAACATCAACTACCACCATATTGAAACCTTCAATTACATCTTCCTCTGCTCGATGACCTTTTTTAAAGGCATGATTGCACCAATGGAGATTTTCTCCTTGGGTCAAGAGATGTAATTGATCAAATGGAGCAGTTTCTGTTTCATAGTTATAAGCAAAGTTATCACTATAAGAAAGATGCATTTCATTGATGTTGGTTTCTTTTAGCTTATCACCTCTAAAAAACTCAATACCATCAATGAAGGATTTCTTAATAATGATATGGTGTTTATAGCCCCAAGCTGTAGCTAGGGTCATCATTTCATTACGTGCTGCATTTCCACTTTTATAGAAGGGTAATGCTTCATGTAAATCAGCATGAGTTAAGTCCTCATTCTCAGCAGCAATATACTTAGCAAGCTTTACATAAGCTTTCTCTCTATTGAGGATGGTTCCAAATGATTTACCTGATTCCTCAACTAGCAAAATAGCTTGTTTAAGATGGTCAATATCCAGTTCACATGAACCATCAACAAAAGCGTAAGCACCCGCAAGTTTCAACGCTCTGAAATAGCGATGAGATATTTCTGCTTTCTGGTTCTCTTTGTGATCAGGTAACTGTTCAGCAAGCTTCTCACAAGCAATCTTATACTTAATGAGTTGAATGGCTACATCATCTTGTAGAACCAATTGCCAGCCAAATTTGGTTGGATCAGCCAATGAGTGAAAATGATTAGACCACTTGGTTACTGTTGCTGTATTTATTGGATCAATGAGATTTTGGTAAATCTGTTCAGCAGTCAGTGTGTAATGAGATTTCTTCTCTATATGACCATAGCCAAACAAACACCGTCTTGCATACCCCATTGACAGCAATGAGTAAAACTGATCCTCAGTAGAACTACCATCAAACAGAGCACTTGGGGTTCCAAACAATAGCATATTGGTTGGTGTTTTACCTGCAATTTCCTCTGATCTTTGATTCTCAGCAGTGTTTTTAGTCAATTTTTGTTTAACTAACCCTTGATCGTATAGTTCCAGATATACATTCAGTACATCAGTCGCACCAATCAGATTAGCACCAATTTCATCAATTTGTAAATTGATAGAACCACATTTAGCCAATAGTAGCTTATTTCTCAGTTGCTTAACTGCTGGTGTGGTTCCTGAGTCAAATGTAAATGGTGCTGGGCCTGCTCTGCGAAACTCAGCATCACATTTATCAAATTCCTCTTGTGGGTCAGTTCCATTACGGATAGCTCGATCATTGGCAACTTCCCAAAGATGTTTCTCAGCGATGATTGGAAAGGTATCTTCCATAAATCGCCTTTGAAATCCCATCATAAAGTCATTCTCAACAATGTTGACTGAATGACCTTTGCTATAACCACTGTTAGCTAAAGCAAGTGCATAAATGTTAATTGGGATTTCACCACGATCTTTGGTTAGGATACTTGCTCGCATTGAGGATGCCATCTTTCCTAGGAAATATGCCACCTCTACGCGAAAGAATCCTTTGTCGTTGTTTTGTGTTTTTTTACAAAGAACATTTACGATTTCTTCAATTGCAGGATGATGAGTTACTCCTGTAAGGTCAATCATAGTATTGGTCTTTCTGTTTACAAATGGAATATGCGTTGCAATATTGACACCGTTTTGGTGAACCAGGGAATGTAAGTACTGACCCTACATTTCCTTTCTCAGACTTATATGCCATAGCTTCAGCTAAGTTATCAAAGTTTTTTGTAGATTTGCCATCTGTTTTAGTAGCATCTTTGTAATATTTGTACTTTGGTTCAGCTCTCCATAATTCAGCATCAGTGCAATCAGGAATTTCTGATTCTGGTTTATCCCAGTATTTTTCCAATTTGGAAAGTCTTTCTTTTACCCAAATATTAATTTCATTAATAGGGGTAAGAACAATTTCTTTATACTCTAATCGTTTTTGTGGATACTTAGGATTTTTAACTGCATCAGACTTTTTCCAGTCTGTAAATATATAGTTAATCTGCCCAACATCTTCAGTAATCAATGCAGGATTGAGCCAACGATACAGACTGAGTTGCAATCGGTAATCATCTTCTTTGGTTCCAAAGAGCCAAGAAAATGCTGATGTTGACTTGTTGTCAATAACAGTACCATCAAGAACCATATCAAATTTACCTCCAACAGTCCATTTGCCTACTTTGGCAAATGACCGTTGTTCTAGGTAAATTGGAATAGGATCAACAATGCTTTTAAGCTGTTCTGAGCTTGGATTAACTAGTACACGCTTAACAGCACTATCTGGATAACCCAGCTTCTCTAGTGCCTTGCTATGGCCTTTAAGCCATGCTTTTTCAATGGAATCATGCAAAGCAGTCCCCATAGAAGAAGCAACAAAATTATCAATATCTACTTCTAAAGTATCTTTTGATACTCTACTTGATAAGATAGTTTGTTTAACTGGACGCATTAATGATGTTACTGAAATGTAATCTTCAGTATCAATATAATCATATTCATCATGTAGCAACCATACTGCTAATCCAAGAGGAATATCAGTGTTATTGGTAAATTTCATTATTCATCTTCCTTAAGAATTTCTACTGCTCTTTGTAAACTAATGATTGCTTCTTTTAAATCTTTTTCAAAGTCCTTTGTTCCACGTTTACCAGTAACCAACAATTTCTTAATTGCATGTTGTACACAGGGATTTGTTACTTCAAACAATTGCAGTACTCTGTAAACATCAATAGTCTTTAGATGATTTACATCTTTGAAATAATGAGGATACTGTTCACTGATACTCATTTACTTTGCTCCTTGGTTCCTTCAGGTACAGCCATAAAGTCTTCTTGTTCCATCAGACCCAGGTAAGACACATTAACAAGGATCACATTCACAATTTTAATAGTGTTGTCTTGCACAGTTTCATAGAATTGCTTTTGAAGGCCCTGCTGCGCTTTAGCAATATCTCGAACACGAAATAGCATTTCATCTGTCGTAACCAGGGTGTTTAACGTCATAACACCCAATGGATTCTCAGGTTGATCTTTAGTGTTCAAAGGTTGATAAATAACTTGACCAGCAATTAAAAAGTAATGTTTTTTGTTCATAATAAAATGGAACCAGAAAAAAGAATTAAGATTTGCTCAATGTTTTATCAACAATGGCAGTAATTTCTGAAGCAGTAGCATTATTTGGAATACTAATTTCCTCTCTCCAACTCGGATAAAAAACAGATAAGTCTCCACCCAATCCTACCTGTGGATGATAAATATCTGGGTGTTTATTCCAATTAACTTCTTCTACAAGATGCTTATTCAGAAACATTAAGGTTTCCAAGTCATCTTTAATAATAAAGTAATTGGCATCATGGATTGATGCACTGGGTCTAATTGAAGTCTTAAACGTACTTGTACGCACTGTTTGCATGAACGCTTTCAGTGCCCGTACATTCAATAAACACCAAGACTGACCGAGCGCATTACCAGCAGTACGTCCTTCAGCTTCTGCTTCAAATGGAGTTTTACTATTGCCTCGGATAACTTGATAGAGTAATGGTGTTCTAACTTTTAAGCCAAATGCTGCTGTGATGTAGCCATCCCTACTAGCTTGATCTAACTTACTTTGAATCCATCTATCGCTTGCTGCATAGAGTTCATGATACCTTTTTTCAATTAATTTAGCTTTTTCTTCAGAAAATCCGCAATTATTCATTAAGGTAATATAAGTACCTTGATAAGTTAATGCGAACGTTGGTGCTTTTGATTCCTGTCTAAAATGTTTATATTTCTTTTCAATTGAATTAATTGATTCTACTGTTTCTTGAATATCTGGTAGTTGTTCTTTATAGTAATTGAATGCTCTTAATGAGTGACCATCATAACCATCAGCATAGACTTTTAACTTGTTTGGGTCTTTGGTTGTGAGGGCGGAGATTCTATCCTCAAGACTCGCAAAGTCCAGTCCAACAAACAACCATCCAGAAGGAGCTTGGAAAGCTGACTTAATTAGTTTTCCATATTTGCTATTAGAAGGGAGGTTTTGTAAGTTTGGCTCAGAACTGGATAGTCTTCCTGAAACAGTTCCTCCTAAATTAAAGTTACCAAACAGGTAATGCCACCCATCACATTCAACGGCATCCTCCATAACAGGAATGAATGTGTTCAGAATCTTATCTACTGCTTTGTAATCAATCAGAGCATTCAATAGAGACAACACATTTGGGTCTGTTGTATGGTTCCTTAGAGCCTTTAAAGTGTCACCATCAGTAGAAGGCTGTTTAGTGTCTGTAAGACCTAATACAGGCAATCCTAGCTGCTGGAATAGCAGCTTTTGAAGTTGTAATCCTGAGTTTGGATTAAACATCTCATGAGCATCTACAAGACTAACTCGTTTTTTCTTATAGGTTGAGTTCTTTGTATCAACCCATTCTTGGTTTAGCTGTTGTGTAAATTCTTGAACCAGGGGTGAAGAATTAATAGTCTGACCTGCATTGTCATAGTCAGCTTGCATCTCTTGTTTAATTTCATGAACTTTGCTCATGTTTACAGGCATACCTGTGAGTTGCATTTGAATAATGTCAATGGTAGCTGGCTTAAACAAATTTTGATAAATGTCTAATTGCTGATCATTAATCATTGTTTGATAGTGCTTGTTATACACATACCAAGTACTCAAAGCATCAATCAGGTTATATTGAAGAAGCTCATCTAATGGAATGTTAAGTACATTCTTAATCTCAGACTGAGCATAGTTACCTGCAAATTCTTGCGCTTGATCTTTCAAACTAAGTTTGTTACCAGCACATGAATTGGTAGCTAGATAGCTAATGAGCTTTGTATCTTCCCAATTGGAAAGCATAGTCTCAATACCATGCAGTAAACCATTTGTGTCACAAATGTCATTCATGAACAATTGGTAAATCAATACATAGGCATCATAGGCAATATTATGATAAATAATCTTCTGTTTGAAATTTTTAAAGAAATCAATCAGTAATGCCCTAACGATGTTATTTGTGTTTCTGGTTCCAAATGGTGCTTCACTTACATTAGGAAATGGAACGTAATCAACAGTGAACGCAATTCCTTCTTCTTGGTTCCAAGCAAAGGCAATAGTAGCAATCCCTGCTTTGTAATGTTTTAAACTGAATGCTTCAATATCACAAGTTAGTGGAACATTCATCTCTGTAAGCCTATTTAACCATTGCCAAATTTGTTCATACTTATTTGGGTACTCAGCAAATTTGATAATTTTTGATCCAGGCTTAACATATTTGCCTACACGAT